CCAACGAGGTAGCCGAGCTTCAATCCGACTTTGATATCCTGCCCGGCAACAGCGATACGCAGTGGGTATATCTGATCCTGGGCATACCGAGCCCGCTGCTGCGGCAGATCCCGCTGCGTATCGATTCGTCGAAACAATGTCCCTTTGCCCTGCCGGAACTTTTCAAAGGGCCTGAATGCCAATACGACGGCGAAGATGCAACCTGTACCGGCTATTACGACGACTGCCGAACGAAGGGCAACGATGAACACTGGGGCGGTGTGCTGGGACTCGATCCGAGCACCGGCAGGGTTTGAAAGTGAATTACAGATTTCAGATTAATGGAAGTCAGATAATTTGAGATTTGAAATCTGAAATATGAAATATATTTTATTAAGGTTTAGAAAATGTGGGAAATCATCGTCTGGTTATGGCCGTACGTTTTTCAAGCGGCCGTAATGTGCAGCCTGGCGTATCTCGGCGGCAGGCTGCTCGCGCCGGATGTCCCCGAGGTCGATACCCGCCAGGCCGACCGGAGCCGGTCATGGAATCCTTTTACAACTCAGCAGGAAGGGCTGAGCCGCCCGCGTGCTTACGGCAAGAACCGCCACGAAGGCAATATATTCGCCAAGTGGACCGATGTGGTCGACAACGCCGAGGTCCTTTACCTGATCGTCAATCACGGCGACGGCCCGACCAAGGGAATCGGATCAGGGACCGTTTACTTAAACGGCCAGCCGTCCGGGAATTTCGGCGATGTGAATATCCAGGAGCGTCTGGGCACGATGGACCAGACGGTGATGACCGGCTTCGAAAAGTCCAAGCTCGAATACCCGCAGCACGACAAAAGACTAAAGTATAATGTCCCGTTCACGTTTACGACTCCGAACGACATCGTCGACGATATCGAATGGACAATTGTTTATCCGAACGGCCTGCGTCGTTACCATAGCGACGGCGAGGCGACGACAACATCGGTCAATATCAAGGTCCAGATATCCGAGCATGGCCTGGACTCATGGACGACTGTCTATGATGGCAGCATTAATAAAAATACAGTCCAGCCGCAATACGTCAACTACAAAGTTTCGACGTATCTGCCCGAATATATGACATACGGCAAGCAGTACGATCTGAAGATCACCAGGCTGACCGCCGACGACCGCGAGCGGAATATCGATGTTTCCTGCATACGCTCGTGCCGCGAGGTGGTCGATACGGCGTTCACATATCCCGGCCGGGCACTGATCGGAATCCGGGCGGTCGCCACCAGCCAGCTATCCGGCAATATCGATGTTAAGGTCGTCCGCGAGGACAGACTGATCAATGTTTACAACGGCACGAGCTGGTCGATCGAGTACAGCCGGAACCGCGCGTGGGTAACCTGGGACATCCTGACCCAGCCGGTTATCACCGGCAACGGCGATTCGGTTCCGTACTCGATCTCGCGGTACGAGGGCATCGATCCGGCCAGGCTGGATTTGCCGTTCTTCTATACCTGGGCGCAATGGACGTCCGAGCAGGTCCTGGACGGCTACGGCGGCACCGAGGACCGGTGTGCCTGCGATATCAAGGTAATGGCTCAGACGGATGTATTCTCTCTGGCATACGATATCGCCGCGGCCGGCCGGGTCAAGCTTTACTGGCAGGGCCATCTTCTGACCGGATGGATCGATACAATCCAGGACGATCGGATCGATCTGGTGACGATGGACGCCATGATGGCCAAAACATGGAAGAACGAATGGGCCGTCGCCGAAGAATTAGCCGGCATTGTCGAGGTTTTTTACGACGATGCCGCCGCCGGATACGAGCGGACGACGGCCAAATTCATGCGGAAATGGGCTATGAGCGGACGAGCGCCAAATTCTCCAATACGAACGCCGGCAGCTACAGGAATTCGATTTCCGTCGAGGGCATCGGCATAACGACCCACGGCACCGCGGTCCATCTCGCCAACTTCCTGCTCGAGCGCAATCGCCTGATCCGGAACGTCAACAGTTTCCAGACTCATAAGGACGGCTTCCGATACAAGCTCGGCAGGGTGATCAAACTGCAGTGCAGCGTCGCGGACTGGGGCCACGGATATCGCTGCGTTTCGGCCCCGGCCAATAACAAGATCACGCTCGACCGGGACGTCACCGGCGAAATATCCGTCGGCGATCTGCTCGAATTGCTAGTTTACGACACGAACTCGAAGGAAGTCTGCCTCGATACGTACACGGTCGAAAGCGTTGCCGGCGATGAGGTGACTATCGTCGAGACATGGATTGTCACGCCAACGGCCGGCTGCCGCGTCGCGGTGGCCGCCGCGGACGTCATTAAGCTGCGGCGAATCATCAGGATAGATCCCACGGTCGATAATTATTTCAAGATTACCGTCGAGACTTACGACCCGGACCTTTTCTACGCCGACGAGCTGGACCCGAACAATCCGAACGCCAATTACATCTGGCCGGCCCCGGCCGGGCAGATTAACGGGCCGCTGACGCGGGCGGAGATGGCCGATCTGATCGCGCAGTTATTGCCGCCGCAGCCGAATATCGAGATCCCCTGGCCCGGCAACCTGACATGGACCGGATCCGGCGGTGACACCGTCGCCTGGTCGGCTACCGACGGCGATGAGCCGATCTCATTTCGGTATCGCGGGACGACCTACGAGATTACCGCGGACTCGACAACCGATGAATTCATATACTGGGACCCGAATTACACGACGACATTCCGGCATACTAATTTAATGTCAACCGTATTAGCCGCCGGAGGATGGTTGATGTGTCGGGATGTTGACGGTGTAGCTACTCCATCCATACCTATGCAAACTATGCATGGCGCTCTTAGCTTAAATAACGGCCCGGCCGAGGCTGGGGCCGATGTAACTTCAAGTCATACGGCCTCGGCAATATCGGGTCAGGGCGCTTTGGCTACCAGGGACAACGTTTCTCTGGATAGTCACGTAATCGACGGCACGACGTACAAGCGTATGTTAGCCGCGTGGCGGGCCGAAGGTGATACTACAAAGATAGACGGCGGCAAGATATACACCGGCTCCATTTTAGCAGGCTCAATTGCCACGTACAATTTGACTGCCGCTAATGCCGCGATGGAAAATCTATTTGTCAAAAACGCACACATCGAAAACTTAACGATTGCCACCGAGAAGATCGCCCCGCACGCAGCAACCACAAGCGACGCCGGATATGTTAACGGAAGCTACACTTTGACAGATTCATGGTACACGATTGCCGAATGTACTTTAACGGATCTGACAGGAGAGGATGTGCATCTTTCATTCGGCTGTTTTCTTGCCGGGACGGGTGGAGCCAACTTAAAAGTAATGGAAGGGGCCGAAACAATCTGGTCGCGGGACGCTGTCGCTTTCGGCGATTTTATAAAAAATATGGTGGATACTGATCCGGGCACAGGATCGAACACTTATAAATTGCAGGGACAGCGCACGGCACTCAGTCCCGAGGTGACTGAAAGATTCATTTCGGGTGTCTCATACAAAAAGTAATGGAGATAAATAATGGCAAAAAGCGGCCTGAACGGAGCGACTAAATGGATTATCTTTTTAGCCGGGGCATTAATTACGGTGGGCGTGTCCCTGCAAATGATACGCAGCAACACGGCCCGGATTGATAAGGTCGAGCCGAAAGTTCAGAATATAAGCGAGACCGTCGCCCGCCTCGAAGGAAATATCGAATATATCAAAAAAGGAATAGACGATCTCCGGGATATTAAAAACAGTCAATAAAAAGATTTCAGATTTGATTATCTGCGATCTCGGCGGGCTCTGCGGTAAAACGATTTGGGATATTAACCGCAGAGAGCGCGGAGAACGCTGAGGAATGAATATGGAATTTGAAATTTGGAATTCGAAATGAAACCGTTAAGTCACATCAAAAGGCTTTTGGCCGAGACCGACCGGATCCAGCGGCACGGGCACTGCTGCAGCGGCGCGGCCTTTGTCGCGGTCAGCGATATCGAGATTGCAATCGAGGCGCTTCGCCGGGCGTTCGAGGACAGCGATTCGATGAACGAAAGGAGAATTGCGAAATGGAATTTATTTCAATTGAAAAATGGCGCAGCGAGGTTCTGGCACCGGGCGAAGAGAAATTCGGCCGCCAGGATTTCTGGGAATATTACCGAGAAAAGTTCCGGATCTGCCGATTGTACGGCCCGGCGTCTATTTGTGAGATCGGCGTGCGGTACGGCTATTCGGCGTACGCTTTTCTGTTAGCGAATCCAGAGGCCTCTTATACCGGATACGATTTGATCGGCGGCGGACATGGCGGCGTTAAGGTCGATACATTCGGCCGGGTCGCCGAGCTTCTGGGCGGGAAATTTCCTGATTCGAAGATCGAATTGATTCACGCCGATACGCGAATGCTCGACAGCCTGGGCGGGCCGTTCGATTTCATCCACGTCGACGGCAATCATTCGATAATGGCGGTCATCCACGATCTGAAGACAGCGTTCGAATCGCTCAAACCGTCCGGCGTGATTCTCGTCGACGATTACGAGTATATCAGCGGCGTCAGGGTCGCGACCGACCGTTTCATTCTGGACTACCGGCCGCGGATCGAGCAGTTCTATACAGTCAAATCGCTTCGCGGCGAGATGGTAATAAGGAGAAAGAAGTGATTTATCTCAGACCGGCAATCGAAATATGCAAGCGGACAATGACAGGGCCGATCAAAGGCGCCGAGATCGGCGTTCTTGGCGGCGGCCACGCGGTGACAATGCTTCGCCGGTACAAGGACCTGGCCGAGCTGCACCTGATCGATTCCTACGGCGGCATTACCGATCAGGATCCGAAGTTCCTTCAGTTCAGGGCAAGGTTCGAATCCGAGCAGCACCGGATCGTCTGGCACATAATGACATCGGCCGAAGCGGCGAAGATAATTCCCGACGGCTCGCTCGATTTCGTTTACATCGACGCCAGTCACCGTCACGACGATGTCTGCTTCGATATCCGCGCCTGGCGGCCGAAGGTCCGGCCGGGCGGCGTTTTGTGCGGCCACGATTACTTCAGCCACGGCTCGGTCGTCAAGGCGGTCGATGCCTGGGCGAAGGAGACGAACAATTATATTTTCTCAACGAATCCCGACTGGTGGGTTTTCATCGATTAGCAATACCAAAAACGAAAGGAGAATTACGAAAATGGAAGAACTGGATTTGAAAAAGGTCGTCACGGACGGCAACAACAGGATCGCCGTCGAGGACCTCGAACTGTTAGGCCGATGCTGCGATCGCTGCCGGGCACAGACGATCGTCGAGATCGGCTCGGCGGATGGCGGCTCATCTGTCGTGCTCGGCGTCAAGGCAAAGGAGCGGGCCGGGCATCTGTACTGCATCGAAATGAAAACCAAACAGCGGATGGTCGACAATATGAAAGCACACGGCCTGGAAGGAATTTACACACTGATCGCCAAAGAATCGCCGTGGATACCGCTGGATATTCTTCCGGATAAGATCGACTTATTGTTCATCGACGGACGGCACGATATCCGCTGGGCACTGGTGGACTATCACTATTTCGAGCCGCTGGTCCGCCCGGGCGG